ATACTGTAACGCAACGCATCACAACAATGATTGAAGGCATCAATTGGTTTATTTGTCAATTGACCATTTTTGTCTTCAATGTATTTGTAATTTCTTAATTCTTTAATAAGGTTCAATGATGTTTCTGTGGCAATTAATTCATATCTTCTTATCATGTCAATCCCAATATTTATTGCACCCTTATATGTTGGTTTTGTGTTCCAACCCATTCTGTGAAGTTCTTCAATTGATTTGGGTTCTGCACTGTCACAAAATATTTCATCCCTTCTGTCAAGTCCTATTTCTGCAAATTTTCTTCCAAGATCTTGGTTGGTCATTCCTGTCCTGTAAAGAAGTTCATTGACATACATTTTATTGTCCAGAACATATGTTTCCACTAATGCAGAACTGTCATTTGAAAATCCAAAATCCAACCCCCTTGACAATAGTTTTGCACCTTCTGGAATTGTTTGGCATGTGGTAAACTGAAAGACCAATGANCTTGATTGTCCCCTTTCACCTAATCCATAAACACGCCAATAATTTTCATCAGTGGTTTTTAATCTTTCAATTTCTTTAATNAGTGANTGTTCCANAAATGGATTGTCCACATANGAAGTTTGAAAAAATGTGGCATCATCCCTTGTAATAACTTTTTCATATATCCAATGAAATTCTTCACTTGGATTGTAATCAATAATAATTTTTTCTGATGTTCTGAACAACAACTGTTGCCAATCTTCATGTGTTAATTCTGTGCATTCATTAATAAATAATAAATTTCTTTTTCTTCCCCTTACTCTTTGGGGTTCTGAAAGTGATATAAATTCAATCCTGTTTCCATTTATGATATATTCATTTGTTGACCTTGACCTTAATTCTTCATAATAAAGTTGATGTTTATGCAGTATGTCAAAAAAGTCACGCATCACTGTTCCCCTTAATGCAGGGAATGTTTTTCTGCATATGGTGATTGTTTTGCCTGTGTTGGTTTCACAATACTGAAAAATTATCCACATTAAAATATTGTAGGTTTTCCCAGACCTTGTTCCACCCTGTTCAATAATTATTTTTGAATTGCATTCTTCAAGGTGTTCAAAAATTACATTAGTTTGAATCTTTGTTTTTGTCATTTCTTATAATTTCCACTTCAAACAATTTTGTTCCTTCAATGCCTGTCAATTCCTGTCTTTCAACATATCCCCTTTTTTTGCCTTTGGTCTTCAAATAAAAGATTGTTGCAGGAACAGAACCATTTATTATTTGGGAATGAAGTGAAGATTCTGCAAAGTCAAGTGCAACATTTTGTAAATCATCAACCTGCTTTTTAAATTCTTTGTCTGAATTATACCAATCATAATATGTGGTTCTTCCAATTCCTGTTTTTTTACATGCATTTGTCACAACACCAAGAGATGATTCCAATGCTTTTAATAATGCCTTTTTACTGTGTTCGGTTTTGTTCATTTTTTATTTCTTTTAACTGTGTTTGTAAATGGCACATCTTCTGGATATGCATCCCATTTTAAATTGTTTCTTTTGCCTTTTAATAAATAAGGTGACAAATACCTGTAATTTATTTTGTGGTGCAACCTTCCCCCATTTCTGGTCTGTTTTTCTGCATATATNCATGAAGGGAATTGAATTGGTGTCACAAGTGACTTTGATAATAATTTTGTTTGATTATATATGTCTGTTAATCCACCCTTTGCCTGTGCAGATGGTGTTTGTTTTAATACCAGACCAGATGCAAATGAACCTGTAAAAAACCCTTCATTCATTACATTAACAAATTCAGATGTGTCATTGTCCAAGACACCCTTCCTTCCTTTGTATATATAAGGCATTAAATAAAAGGATGTGTTCATTGTTTTCTTTCTTAATAGTTTGGTGTTGAACCTTGCAAACATGTCCCCTGTCTGTGATAATGCAAAACTTCCAATGTGGTGTTTTATCATTAGTGTTTTAATTGCTTTGAATTTGTTTATTACATCATCAAAATCTGCAATTCCATCATAAACTTGGAATGGTCTTTTTTCAAATCCATTGGTGTCATCATCCATCACAACAAAAAAATTAATGTCAAGATCTTTTGCAATGTCATAAATCATATTGATGCATTGACCTGTTGACCTTCTGTGTTCATATGCCCTGTGAACATAATCATAATTTTTAATTGATTCTTGCATGTCAAAGATGTGTATTTGACAACCAAGTTTGTTCATTTCAATTTCATATTCTGCAATGTCATCTGTGGCATTATCCAGAACCACATGAATGTGTTTGGGATTATATCCATTTTTGACAAAGTATTTTGCAGTTTTTACATTTGTTGGTCTGTGATATGAAGGAATAAATATATCAATCATCTTGTTCTGTGCTAAATTGAAACAAGTTTAAAATCTTTAAAAGGTCATCTTCAATAAACCCATCAATCCCATCATCTGTCACAACCAATCTTAATCTTTCAATAATTTTTTGTTCATCATCTGTGGCATTAAAATGATAATAATTGGCAATACTTTCAAAATCTATTTTGATAAATCTATATGCAAACATTTTTAAAATGTCCTTTTGTTCTTCTGAAACATTTGATTCTTCTATTGCAGAAACTTTTGCATTGTATTTTGTCAAGTCCAGACAGTCCCCCAATTCTAAATTGGGAATGGAATCTGGTTCATAATAAATTGGTTCATATTTTAATCCAGAAAGTAATTCAGTGTTTTTTATTGTTGGAACATCCACACCCCAATTTTCCAATTCTGTTGGTTCATAATTGTTTGCAAGAATATCCCAATCCCATTCACCAAAAGATGAATTGTCTTTTATTATTATTTCATCACAAATTTCTAAATATGATTTTTTGTGGTTTAAAAATGCATCAGTGGTCAAATGAAAATCTTTGGTATATTTTTGAACAGGGATTTGTTTGTGTCCTGCTTCCACACATGCACGATAACGCATATTTCCACCCAGAATCACATTGTCTTCATTTACCAACACACTTCTGAATTGCAACATTTCTGGAAATTCCTTGATGCTTTTAACAAGTTTTTTAAATTTTGCATCTTTTATAATTCTGGGATTATTGGGATTAACCTTGATTTTTTTAATGTTTACCATTTGTGTTTCCATATTGATATAACGAAAATTTTTTTATGAATTATCTGTTGATTGGTTTTCAATAAATTTTGTTTCTTGTTCTAAACACATTTTTTGAATGTGTGTGTCATAATGTTCTTGTATTTTAATATAAATGTTTTGCAAATCTGCATTTGGAAGAAATTGCATTTTGTCTTTTATATATTCAAGTTTAATTTCATCTGTTGCAAAATCAGAAGTAATTAAAATTTCATTGCACCAAGACATTAATTGTGGATTATATTTTGAATAGATGTCCCAATTTTTTATTGCATGAAGAATTGTTGCATGATGTGTTTTAAATCCTTTGGTAAATAAATAATCCCTAATTGATGAACAACCCATTCCCAAAATAGAATGCAGAAGGTAAATCAACAATGCCCTAACTTCAACAATATGTCTATCCCTTTTTTTGCTTAATGGATTAGTGTTTGTTATTTCTTGAACCCTTAACAAAAAATTATCTTTTAAATTCATTTATTTCAATTTTTCTGTAATGTAATAATTATCAAGGACATCTGAAAAATCATCATTCATAATGTCTTTGTTTTCAAAATATTCTTTATATATATTAATTGCTTGTGTCACCTTTTGTTTCCCTGCTTCAAAAAATTCTTCTGATATTTCAAACACTCCGACATCAAGTGATCCTTTGTCCAAAACCAGAAATGACATGTCCAACCAATGCACATCAAACAATTCACAATAAAGATATGTTTGAATGTCATAACCATATTTTTTTGCACTCCATTTAAAATTTTTGATGTCACTACAACTTTTTAAATCACAAATTCTGTTCTTCCCTAATATGTCGGCCTTCCCTCTAAATGGCATCCCTTGAACCATCCCAATTGCAGGAACTTCATGTTGTGCATCACCAATCAATTGCAATGCCTTTTCATTCCTTAAAAGTGCATCTGCTAATCTTTCAGCATCTTTTTTTTCTTTGGATGTGTAAACCTTCCCAAATTCTTCTTTTGCTTCTTTATATTTTTTTGTGTTCTTGGATGCCACATCAACAAAATGCAATTCATCAAATTTTTGGGGTTCAAGAACCAAAGTGTGCAAAAGGAATCCATCCCTTAATGGTTGGGTTTCTTCATTGTTTCCATACTTTGTGACATAATAATATTTTTTAGGTGATTCCAATAATAATTTTAAACTGCTTGATGATAATGCAATTTTATTTAATTCACCATAATAAAAGGAATCATTTTCCATTCTTCCCAATAATGTCTTTTTTAAATATGTCTGTTTGTTTAATAGTGTAATATCTTTCATTTTGTTCTTTTTGTTTTTAATCCTTTGTTTGTTTTTTGCCAATTATAAGTTTGTGAAAATTCATCACATTTTATAAATTTCACAGGTTTGTTTGGTGCTTTGAATATTCTTTTTTTCTTCATGTTAATTGTTTTGTGTATGCCTTTGTAAATTTTAATTTCTTCACTTCCCATTGGTAAACATCTTCATGTGAAAACAACCACCACTGTGCCATGTCATTAAACAAACCATCTGATTCTGGTCTAATAAACATGTAATGTGAAACATTTTTGTCCTTGTTGTGTGCTTTATAATTCACCCTTGCTTGAAATCCATGTGACCACAACCCTTTCACATCAATCTTCATTTCATTCACTTTTATGTCATAATCTTGGACAGGTCTTCCACCAAGCATTTGCCCTGCATTATATTTATATTTGTGTGACCAAAAAAAATATTGTGCAATCATTTCACACTTGCATCCTAATTGGTCAACCTGCATGTTTGGTCGTGCCATTTCTGGACACACTTGTGAAAGATATTGATTGTTTGTGTCCCTTAATCCCCCAACATAAAGTGCTTGTTCATTTATAAGTGGTGGA